GGCCGTCGGCAACGGACTGGCCGACCGGTTGGTTTCTGGCATCGGCGAAGTCCTCGAACTCATTTCCGGCGACCTGGACGACGATGGTGATGAGGAGCAGGACGATGACAACGACGGCATTTGAGAAACTTTGACACCGTCTCCACGTCGAACATGAACATCTTTTCCCAACTCAAAGCCGCCCTTGCCGAAAAGGAAACCCTGCTCGGCAATCTGACCGCCGCCCAGGATTCCCTGAGCGAGGCAACCTCGATGATCGAATCCAAGAACGGCCTGATCGCCGAGCTTGAGGCCGCAGCCGAAGGTCAGTCCCTCAAGATCAGCGAGCTTGAACAGCTTGCCACCGATCACGCGGCCGCGCTGGAAGCCGCCACGGCTTCCCATGCCGAGGAGATCGCCCGACTGACGGAGGCCAAGACTGCCCTCGAACAGGTCGAGCGCGAAATCGATGCCGAAGTCGCCTCGGCGACGGTCGATCAGGTCGCAGCACTCGGTTTCGAGGCCAGCGCCCTTCCCGTGGAGGCCGATGCTGCCACCAATGACCCGGCGGCCGTTTACGACAAATGGCAGTCCCTCAAGGGAGCAGCCAAGACCGCATTTTTCCGCGAGAACAAGCTCGTGCTCCAGAAGTACGACGCAGAACGCTCGAAGAAATAACCGGGAGCAATCCCACAACCCCAACCCCAACACCTCATCATCATGGCCAATTCCATCGCCAGCGATCTTCAGGTTCAGGCCATCCTCGAGAATGCGCTCCTCGCATTCAAGCGGACCCTGGCCCCTGTGAACGCTTTCTCGACGGTATACCGTGGCGTGCCCCTTCAGGGTAACGACACCGTGACCGTTCCCTACTACCCGCTCCAGGGTACCGCCTCCAACGACTTCAACGGGTCATACAGCGCCGACGCCGGCACTGTCCAGAGCCGCAACGTCGTGATCAACAAGCGCAAATACCAGGCGCTCAACGTCACCGGCTACGAGCTCGCCCGCCAGCCCCACCTTTCGGTGGAGAAGCTGATGGATCGTCAAGCAGAGGCCCTTGCGCACGATGTCGTCATGGACATCCTGAGCGTGGTCACCGCCGCAAACTACGGCAGCGCCGTCTCCACCGGGGCACCCACCGCCTTCGATTTCACGGACATCGCTGACATCGTCACCTCGATCAACAACAGCTATTGGCCCGTCGCCAACCGCAGCCTCGTGCTTTCCAGCACCTACCATGGAGCCCTCCTGAAGGATCCCTCCATCGCCAACTGGAACGCCATGGGTCAGGCCGGTGCCGACGTCAAGCTCAAGGGAGCTCTCACCCACATCGCCGGTCTGGACGTGTTCGTCACCCCGAACATCCCCGCCAACAGCGAGAACCTGGTCGGCTTCGCCACCCTGCCCGACGCGGCGCTGGTGGCCTTCGCCCCGATCGCTCCCGCGGACGACCGCATCACCCGTTACGTCACCGCCACGGATGACAACGGACTCACCCTCGAGTACCGCGAGTACCCGATCCCCGGATCCGACACGGTCCAGATGGTGATCGAGGCCAACTACGGCTACGGCAAGGGCGAGGGTGCAGCGCTCAAGCGCATCGTCTCCGCCTAAAGGATTCACTCCTCCTGCTCGACCCCTCCTTCGGATCAATCCGGGGGAGGGGTTTTGGGCTGAGAGGAACAGACCCCAAAGATCCCACCCAACGAAAACCCCAAAAAAGACCCCACGAGCATGAGAACCTTCATTTTGACCCTTTCCGAGGAGAGCGACCCCCGCAACCCAAGGCACAGCATCCTGGCTGGCCCTTCGAGCGACTACATGGCGCTGCGCGAGACCTTCCACGCCAAGAACAGCGACCCCGAATTCGCCATCGTCTCCCTGTGGGATTCCTCGGGAGGCATCATGCGTAAAAAACGCCTTACCCGAGAGATTTCCAAAACCCCGGCAAAGAAAGCCAAGCCAGAACTCGCGACCGCGTAACCTTTCCATGAGCCTCGATCCCCTCGCTGCTTGGGCAAAAATCCGCCCCCTGCTCGCCACCATCCCGGCAAATCTCAAAACCGAGATTTCCATTTTGGACGACCACCTGACGGCATTGCAGTCCAAGGCTGCTCCCATTGAGCAGAAACTCACCCTCGACGCTAAGGGACTTATCACCGAGGCCGAAACTGCCGTTGAAAGTTTTGTCGGCAAAGTGATCTCCAAGGTCAAAGGGTCTTAATTTCCAAACCCTGGTGAGCCTTTCCGATTCCATCGCCCGCATGGCCTCCCGTGCCACCCGATCAAGGGACGCTTTGGCCAGTAACGTCACCTTTCGTGGTGTCACCGAGCGTGCCGTCCTCTCCACTCCTGATCCGAAATTCGACCTCCAGCTCGGAGGATATCGTAGCGACGCCAGTTTTGAGTGCCGTTTCCTTCAGGTCATCTCCCCGGCTCCCACCTTGGGAGAGAGCGTCACCCTGCAATCCACCGGAGAGGTTTATTCGATCCTGGATGTCATTCCCGCAAGTGGCGATCCAGCCCGCGCCACCGAGACCAGGGTCACGCTCAAGACGCCATGAAAAAAAGGATGAAACCTGAAACCGGAAACTTGAAAGAGCCAGAAGTTCTTTTCCGTATTTGGCAATCCATTCCCATCTCCATCGATAAAGAGCTTCTTCAGTGTCTCATTGAAAAACTGATGGCTCACGGCATAGCGGAAAGCAAAGCCTCCATGATTATCACGGATGCGGTGTGGGAAGGTTACAACAGCGGATGCCATGATTTTGTCGGGATGCCTGATTTGTGGCCCTCGCCGCCCAAATCTCTGACTCAGGCCTATATTTCCACCGTTACCCCATGACGGCAGACATCGAGCTTGGCCTCATTGGCATCTTTTCAGGTCAGAGCTTTCTTTCCGGCCTCACCATTCATCCCGGCACCAGTGCCGAACAGATACCCAACGGCCAACCGCTGCTCATCGTGGAATGCACCGGCACCAACCGCGAGGCCCGGGGAATCTGGAAAGCCACCTGCCCCCTACGACTGACCACTCCGGCAGCGGGGGCTGATTTATCACTTCACCGATCCCGGGCTTCCCAGATCGCGGCCCTTTTTGATTTTCAGGGGCAGGGTCCGTCGTCATCGCTGGCGGCTGCTTTCGATAATGCCCAGGGTGCGTGGCAGTACGCTGGCCTCGGCGGCATGACCGGCCGCGAGATGATCGACCACGAACGGCACGTCATCGACATCGAACTCACCATCGGGGTCATTCCTGCGAATAATTGACACCATCCCATGGGAAAATGAAGCCCTTCTCCCCGCTTTCAGCCTTCAGCCTTCAACCTTTCCAATCATGAGCGCAACCTTCGGCGTCGGAACCCCTCCGATCACCTCCAACTACACCGGAAACGTCCAGTCCATCACGGACACGACCACGGCCCCCATCAAAACATACCGCGATGAGAGCGGCAACACCGTCGCGGCCGTCGCGGTCCCCATGAGGGAGCGCAAGGTTTCCATCGATTTCGTGGGCACGGCAGCGTTCGGCCTCACGGCATCTTCAACGATTGGATCGGGAACCTTGACGGTCACCAGCATCAGCCAGGACGACACAAACGATGATTTCCCGAAGGGAAAGCTCGAGGCCGTCGCCTACAGCGGAAACTAATCCCCAATTTTTCTTACCATGAGCGCAAAGTACTCCGGCAACATCGGCATCCAACTTGTCAGTGGAGATACCACCCTCACCAAAGTCACAGCCAGCGAAAAGCTTGAGACCAAAGTCTACATGAATTCCACCGGCGGATTCGGCGGCTTTGCAACCTTCGATCCCACGGGGGAACTGAGTTGCGAAGGCATGGGCACCACCTCCGTCGCCGTGGCCTCGACTGTGACCGGTCCCACGGGGATGACAACCGGCAAAATCATCGTCGATTCCGTCGAGACCACGCAGAAAAACGACGATTTTCAAGGGTTCAAATACACCGCCAAGATTTTCCCGAACGCCAGCTAACGGCAGATCCCCTGACATTTTAGAATCATGAAAACAGGATCCACATACAATTATTTGCGCGACGAGGAGGACCCCCTCAAGTCGCCCAACACGCAAGCCATCGCCGCGCTCCTCTCCTGCGGAGGCGAACTCGTCAAGGAAGGCGGATTCCTCAATGCCGTCGGCACTCAGGATGGGAAGCCGACCCGAACCGTTGTTTGGGTGGCGGAAGAGCAGAAAATCACCTTCGAGGATTTCAAGGGAGAATCCATCACGACCAGTGAATTTCTCCGCCGGTGGAACGACCGCGCCTGGCTTGCGGCCAACCTCGACCACCCCGTCACCTACCTCCGCACCTTCATGGAGAAGATCGGCAAACTCCGCGACGCCATCCGCGAGAATCCTCCGCAATTGCACATCCAGAAGAGCGGTCGCAGCGCCTACATTAGCACGACGCGAGGGCCGGATGGGAAACTCGTCCCGACCGAACGCGGTCGGAAACTCCTCGAGATGTTTTAGGGGATGAATCTGTATTTTTCACTCCCTCTGCGCCTCTGCGCCTCTGCGCGATAATATCCCCTCATTCCATGTCTAAAAAGAAACCAGATCCCATCCTGAACAAAGTCTTCCGCGATGTCCCTATCGTCTGGCAAGGCATCACTTTCCACAAGTTTTCGCTTGAGACCCAGTTGATCGTCATGGATGCCGGGCTCACCTTCCTCTACGACACCAGCGTCCAGCTCACCGTCAAGGAACGCATCCAGCAGATGACCGAGTTCCTCTACATCCACGGCACCGATCCCGATCTCGTTCCGTTCAAGAGCGACGCTCCCGAGCAATACCGCACGGCCGTCCGTGAGTTCGCCCGCAGGATCCCCATGATGGGCCTCGTCGGCCTTCGGGAGGTCGTCGAGAAGATCGTGGCCGGGATCCCCGAGGCCACCGTCGATGTCCAGGAGAAGCCGGGCAGCGGCAGCAGCCGGGAGACCCCGCCCCCAAACTGAGGGAGCCATCCCGCACCGCCTCGCTGGTCTTCACGATCGCGAAGGAAACGGGATGGCCGGAACGCCACATCCTGCGGATGCCGTTGGCCCGCCTGCTCCAGTATTTGCACGCCTGCTATCGCAGCCACGACGTCTGGACCGTCGATCCGCTGCCGAGCAAGGAAACCCAGCTCGAGGAACTCGAGGCCCTCTCCTCCCTCTTTGACACTTCCGGTCAGGAAGACGACCCATGGTAAGAATCACCCCCCGCAACACGGATAAATTCCTCCGCGCATTCGATACCTACATGCGCGATTCCAAGCGGTCGCGCCTGGAGGCCATGAAGACTCAGGCCCGGGGAATCCTGCGTTCCGTGATCGCCGTGACCCCTCCGAGCGGATGGGATTCCGCAGCGAGTGAGATGACCAGCGGCAGCGATTCCAAGCGTCGCGGCGAGGCTGCCGTCCTGAATGATCTGGCCAAGATCATGCGTGCGTATAGCGGTCGGAAGCCCGATGCCTCTGCTCCCGCATCCATTCACAAAGCCTACCGCCAACCCTCCACCGGCCGCGTTTCCAAAACATTGAAAAAAGAAGGTGCTCGCGACCTTCGTTTCAAGGTTCCGACCGCCATCCTCCGGGCCTACAAGGAGGAAAAGAAAAAGATGGTCGGCTTTCTGGCGTCCGGATGGATTCCGGCGGCTCGGAAACTGGGAAAGGTCCGCTGGCCCTCATGGATCGGTCGCCATGCCGCTCCCGGTCATTGCTCCCTGAGCGTCGGCCCCCGTGGCATTGCGTTCCGGGCATCGAACGAGGTCAAGTTCGCCGGTCACATAAAGGACATGCAGCGCCGCGTCGATTACGCCGTGAACGTGCAAATCAAGAACATGGTCAAGATCCTCAAGAACCTTGAGGAAAAGCAGATGAAAGCCTCCGGCCTCCCCGTGAAATGAACCATTCCCTTTTTCCAGTTTCTCTCTCTCTGCGCCTCTGCGCCTCTGCGCGAGAACCTTCACCCTTTAGCCTTCATCCTTCAGCCTTTCTTATCCCATGAGTGTAGAATTCGCCCTCGACCTCATCACCGGCTCTTTCGATAGCAAGATTGCCAAGAGCAAACACGAGCTGAAGGAATTCAGCGAGCAGGCGTCCAAGATGGGCGAGAAGATCGGCCTCGGGGAACTCATCGCCCCCCTGGCTGCAATCACCGCGAGTGTCGCCACGATCGGAGGCCTCATGGAGGGGATCCATGGTGCGGTCGAGCTGGGTGATGACATGGTCAATCTGAGCAACCGCACCGGCATCGCCGTCGAGCAGCTCATGATGATGAAACGCCTCTTCAAGGACAGCGGCGTCGAGGCGGAGAAAATCGGGCCAAGCATCGGCAAGATGCAGAAGTACCTTGAGGCGGCCGCCACCACGGGGGCCGGAGCCCCCTTGATCCAGAACCTCGGGCTCGACAGCAAGACCGAGGCCGCCAAGAAACCGGATCAGGCATTCCGCGACATCGGGTCATCGCTGGCCCAAATCCAGTCGCCCACAGAAAGGGCTGCCGCCGCAATCGCCATTTTCGGCAAGCAGGGAGCCGAACTGCTTCAGGTCTTCATGAATCCGGATTTCAAGAATGCCGGGGACATCAGCGCAACCGCATCGAAACTCGGCGAGAATGCTTATCTCTTCAAAGAAGCGCATGATCAGTTGGAGCATGTTGGTGAAAAGCTCCAGGGGCTTTTCATCGGACTTGCCGCCCCCGTCATGGCGGCGATCGAGCCGTTGCTGGAACTAGGTGATCAGATCGACCTCTCCGGGGTCGGTGAGCAAATGGGTGCTTTTCTCGAAAACT